CCCTGAGAGGGTCAGCAAGAGGAGAAGTACCGTGACAACCAAGTATCAATTACTACATCGATGGAAGGGGACTTATAATCCCAAGACGCGCCTATACGAGTATTCGTCAGGCTCGCCACTTCCGGTATTCGAGGGTTATGATACTGATGTGATACATTCCGATCGCGTAAGTCCCACTTATTGGGCTGCGAAGGAAATAATCTATAACGGTGAAGCGCCTTGTCTTGTCGATACTAGTAATAAGTATCAATGGTCAAGAAACGCGACTGGTGTCATTGAGGACTCGGAATCGGGTCCCTGTGATCTCGACTTCTTCGGTTTGGAGAATAGCGCAGCACCCGTAGGCTCTTATTGGCTTATGGATGAAGCTGTGTCACGTCTTGCCGGGAACTACGATGTGTTAATGAACACACGTTCCTGGTATGACGCAGCCAAGAATATAAGTACTTGGGCCGATAACTTTTGGTCCTTGTACAGAAATCTTCGGCGAAATCCTCGGCGCGCGTGGGGATCGTTCAAACGATTCTCCAAGCGCTTCTTCCATAGGAGCCTACATCAGGCTCCGAAGGAGATAGCGCTTGGCCTACCCGCCACAGCGAGAGAGTACTGTGCTATTAAGTACGGTGCTCTACCGATTATCCATGACCTGCGTGATACATTAGGAAGGGTGAAAAGACCCAACTTAAATATTCGCGTTATGGCCACGGCTCGGTACCCAGCAGTTCCTACGCTTGTCTATGCCTCCCATAAACTAGGGGGTATTAAGACATGGCGCTTTACGGATTCTTGCTCGGCAATCGCTGTTCGTTACATCTCAGCTGACTCCGTTGAGTCCTACAGAAACTTCGGTGATCTTGTACAGACACCGTTGTACACTGTTTGGGATGCAATACCTTGGAGCTTTGTCATCGACTGGTTCTTGCCGGTCGGTAACGTGCTTCTTCAGGTGCAGCCCTTTGGGTTCAACGTATCCAGGGGCTACGATTGTTTCCGCTATCGCGGTCACAATGTCCTCCAGGTGTCCGATAGTACGATTGCGCTCTACGGCTCGAACGAGTCGCGAGTTCGCTTCTTCCAGCGTAGGCCAAATTCTTCAATGGCCCTCGGCTTGGAAAAGGCGATATCGCACTTTATTACAGACAATGAGCAACTATCGTATGTGAAACAGGTTGGTCGTCATTTGATCGACATGTACGCACTAGGACGAAGTCGACTGCATTGATTGGCAATCTTTGTAGTTATAATTGTTATTATTGCCATAGTGGCTCACGGGCATTGCTCGTGGTTACCACTTGAAACAAACTACCCTAGAAAGGAGTTAACATGAGACTTTCCGATGTTACCCTCACCGTTGGCGAGGGAACCAGGGAATACGCAGTGTCCGAACAGCAGGGCACGCTCTTTCGTTTTATCGATAAGAGCGGCACTGTTGCTAAGAGCACTGGTGTCTTTTCTCTCGAGCAGAGGTTTGGTGCAGCTAACAGCAACCGTAAGGTAACTATGCTGCTTACAGACCCCGTTGTAGTCAAGGACGCTTCTGGTGTTGACACGACCATTAAGGCCAACGTCAGCATCACTTTCAGCCTCCCCAAGACCTACCCGAACAACAACATTACTAGACTGCGCCAGACACTTATTGCCTGGCTCAGCCAGCAGTGTGTTTCGGATCCGGTCGATAGTGGTTTAAACAACTACTAAGGAGATTAAATGAAGAAGAAGCGTCAACCGTCGGTTTTTAAGCCGGTGGCTGCAGACCTTATTAGGTTTGCAAGACTACTAAGCCAGTCAGTGGGTTTAAACCCGCAGACTGTCACGAAGAAGTACTACGCTGAGGGCGGCGTCTCGGAAGATGCCGCCGCTAAGGCGCTTAACAAATTCGTGGCCAGGCAGGATCGCAACATCGCGTTAGCGAATGATCCGGCCTTTTGGGCTGAGACGAGGTGTGCTTGGTTCCAAATCGCTAGGCAGTTTTGCCAGCGAGTAGGCCTTTCGGCTTACAACTACCTTGTTGATCCACGCAATGGCATAGATTATCTGACTACCGGCCCGGGTGCGAAAGTACTCGGTACTGGCAGCTCAGGATCAAAGCCAGAGCTTAAGATCAATGCTTTCTTTGATGGCTGCTGCGGGCAAGACCCTGACCTGTGCTGGAGTTTATTCTCCGACAAGTTTAGGGCACAGCTCGCGCACGAAATGCTTAGTCCGTTTGACCTGGTTGACACCAATGGGCACCCACTTAATGGGAACCTGAGGGTCTCGCCAAGCCATGACGGTTTTAGCACTCGAGCCATTTGTGCAACACTGCACGGGCACTTTGCTAAGTCGAGCCCGGATTATCCGGACAAGATATGCGTTGTGCCTAAGAACGCTGAAATAGGTAGGTGTATTGGAATTTCATCACCTTTCCTCTACACTGTTCAGCACCAGATTGAGAACGCGCTTTTATACGCGCTCAAAGTCTGTTATCACGTCGATCTCGATCGATTAGCGGCCGTTAACAGCACGTTAGCGTACCACGGTTCGATTGATGGGTCCTTTGCTACACTGGATTTCCAGGAAGCATCGGATTCTCTTTCTATACCGTTAATACGCTCGCTGTTTGAAGGCTCGCCGCTGCTTCCATACCTGGAGGCGGCTAGGTCGACAAGGTATCGCCTACCCGACGGCACTGTTGGAACTTCTGGTTCCTTCTGCCTAATGGGCAATGGTTATACCTTCAAGCTTGAGTCAGTTGTATTTATGGCTCTTGCCTGCGGCGCGACTGCTGATGTAACTCACTTTGACGTGGAAGGTCCGTACTGCCCGGCACTGTCTTTTGGCGACGATTTAACGTTGCCGGAGCCGGTGCCACTACAGTCTCTAAAGGCTGTATTCGGCAGGGTGGGCCTAACACTTAATGCAGAAAAGTCATTCTGCATGCAGACTGACCCCGACCCTAATAATAGGTTCAGGGAGGCCTGCGGCAGGGATTTTCGGAACGGCAAGCCTGTTCGCGGATTTTACTTTAAGCGCGAACCGGACCTCTCCGAGGCATATCGTCTGGTGAACTTCTTTAAGATTCACTATGGCGTGCCCGACAGCTTATTAAAGAGGCTGTCTAAGGACTGTAATCGGGTATATGAAAGTATACTCGCAGCGAATCCGAAGTGTTGGCAAACCATGCCTTCACTCAGGACCGCAACGCCCTTTGGGGAGTTGAATGATTACCTCCATTCGGTATCGATACCGGAGGATGTAGTCCTTGTCGACCCTATCTTCTGTCAATGCAGTGAGCTCATTCCTGTCGAGCTGGCTGAAACCCTATACGATTATACGCGTGTGAGGCTAAACGGACGCTACGTGTACACCGACTCTGTCGGTAAGTGCACAAGCAAATTCCGTCGCACCTCTGTGCGTCATCGCGATTGCTTAGGCAACCTGATTGAGAACGTGGAGTTTTGCTACTGTGACGTAGTCACAGCGAGCGAGCACCTTGTTCGTACATCAATGCATGATAAGTCAATTAAGACAAATCTGCATATGTTGCAGGAGCGTCGCGCTAACTCCCCTTATTACTGGGACACTCGCCGCAAGGCAGGTGTACTAGAATTTAGGAGGGTCAATCGCATGGGCAACAACTTTATGCTCGGCAGTCTTGAGGGAACACGATGCATAACCCGCGAGGATTTAACCTTTGCGAGCGAGCATTGTGCGCGTTTCCTGACGAAAACCAAGGCAGAGCGCATCTTTGCACTCTTGCTTTGCCACATCAGGGAGTCAAATGAGGTGACGTTCACAATGAACTAACCTCGGCGTTAATTCGCCGGAGCACGTCCCGACCCAGGGAGAATCTTCCTGGCTAAGGCATGCTGGACCGCCAGCACCCGTAACGGGCGCCTACGGACCTAGGGGCCATGGAGATACGGCGGCCTGACCGAAAGGGAGGGCCGCAGACATCTACATGGGAGACCGCTGCACGTATGCTAAGCACGTCCCGACCCAGGGAGAATCTTCCTGGC